AGCCTTTGAGCAAACCTGCGCTATGAAAGAGATCGATAAGTTTGCGCTTGAACGTTTTCGCATAATCTTCCAGGCTGCGAAGGATTACGGGCCTTTGTTGGCGGGCTATGAGAAGTGGGAGAAAATTGAGAAGAAGATTGAAGAGCTTGTGGCTGCTGTGGCGGAGTTACAAGCAGCGAAGGGCGCTAAAAAAGCTTCCTGAAATCGATAAAATAGTCAGACAACTGCAGCTTGAGGAAGTCCTTGAAATCAAGGGGCCTGTTGATTTCGCTGAGAAAGTTCTAGGCATTAAGCCTTTTCCGTATCAGGCTAAACTACTCGAAGACACGAGCAAGCGCGTAGTCGCTTGCATGGGGAGGCAAGTCGGCAAGACGACAACCATAGCCATGAAAGCCATATACCTTGCATACACAAACTCGAATGTGACGGTGCTGATAACATCGCCTAGCCTTCGACAGAGCGTGATAATGTTCGACCGGATCGCAGCATTCGTCTATTTCGCACCTCAATTGAGAAACAGAATATTGCGCGCAACAAGAACCCTGATTCATTTCGAAAACTGGAGCCGCATCATCGCTTTGCCTTGCTCTGAAAACCTGTTGCGTGGCTTCACCGCAAACGTGTGTATCTGTGATGAAGCTTCCTTCATGCCCGAGCGAGTTATAACACAAGTTATTTTTCCGATGCTCTCCACCACGGATGGCTATGCGATCTTCCTCAGTACCCCTTGGGGCAAGGACCATTTTTTCTACCGAGCTTTTGTGAACCCTGCCTATAGCGTTCACAAGGTCAAGTCAAGCGAGTGTCCGCTGATCAAGCCTGAGTTTCTCGAGGAAATGAGGCAGAACATGACCCGTGAAGCATATTTAATGGAGTATGAAGCCGAGTTCGTAGAAGCTGTGAACAGTTTTTTCAGTCAAGCCTTAATCCGCAGTTGTGTTGAATTAGCCCAGAAGCACAGCGTGGAGCTGTACGCAAGTCTTGAGGCATCGATTCCAGTTGCGGAGTATTACGCAGGAGTCGACTTTGGGAAGCTGCAGGACTATTCTGTGCTTACGGTTTTGAGGCGTGAAGGAGACATTCTCAAGCTCATTTACATGTATCAGTTTGCCCTAGAAACATCATACACGCAGGTTATAGGTCATCTCGTACGGACTAATGAGAAATTCCAGTTCCGCAACGTGCTTGTGGACCAGACGGGCGTGGGGGAACCTGTGCTTGAGGAGATTCGCAACCAAGGCGTAAGAAACGTTGATGGCGTAAAGTTCACAGTTGAAACTAAAGAGGAGTTGCTCACAAGCCTGAAAATAGCGATGGAGCAGAATCGCTTGGCGATACCCTATCACAGGCAGCTGTGCGAACAGATTAACGAGCAGCAGTACGAGTACGGCAAGAGCGGACACTTACAGTTTAGCCATCCACAAAATAGCCACGATGACATACTCTGGGCCCTCAGTCTTTCCTGCTTTGCAAGCACCCAAGCTCCTCCGCCCGGAAAGGGTGCTGTCATGCTTCCGCATTAAGAGTGATAAGAGATGAGTTTTGTCGCTGAAAAACTTCGTAAGGGCTTTCAAACTGTTAGGCAAGCCGTGAACAGGTTTGTCGCTCAGAGGCACGTTCCGCCAGAGATTAGCAAAAAGCAGATTGAAGAGGAGATTCCAGTCAGCTGGAAAGCTGACCAGATGCTGTGGGGCTACGTTACACGGTACATGCTGAAGGGTAGCGGCGCCGGGTTTGTTACTCCTCCATATACGGCTGTATGGGAGCGCGTTTGGGGTGTCACCCCAATCGAAGATTTGCCTTCTTACAAGGACTTGTACACTTTTGCTCCGTACATCAAGGCTTGTGTTGACGTTACGGTCAACATGGCTATTGCTCAGGGGTTTGAGCTTGAAGGCAGCGAGGATCCAGTGCGTGAGTGGCTTACGGATTGGCTGGAAGAGCATAACATTCTGCAGACTTTGAGAATTGTCGGTACAGACATGCTTGTTTTTGGCAACGCTTACGTTGAAGTTTGTCGGGATGAAGACACGGGCGAAGTTTCTTGGCTTAAGCCGCTAGATCCAGTGCATATGAGGGTTCGAAGAAATGAGTTTGGGGATGTCTTTGGATACATTCAATTACTGACCTTTCCCCCAGTGGTCTTTACCGCGGAAGATATTGTCCACTTCCGTTATGGCGCTAAATCATGGTGGTTCGAGTGGTCTTACGGAACTTCCTTGTTACGACCACTCTTGCTCGTCCAAAGTTACATTGATTCTCTCCAAAGTGACATGGCCACAATTATGCACATTTACACGAAGCCAATGTTAGTTGTGAAGGCTGGAACGCCAGACAGGCCGTTCAGTGATCCTCAACTGCAGAGTCTCATGGAAGCTTTCCGAGATCGGAAACCCGCTACAGATGTCTTTGTCCGTGGCGATGTTGACGTTACTGTTGTTCAATCGATGACGAAGGAAGTTAACATTGAATGGTGGCTCAATTATCTTCTGATTCAACGGTCCGCTGTGTTGGGCGTTCCGAAGATCTTCCTCGGAGAAGCAGAGAAAACCAATAGAGCTACAGCAGAAATTGTGATGCAAGAGTACGTTACTCGGTTGCGAATGCTCCAGGAACTAATCGGTGACACGCTTGAAACAGTCCTCTTCAAACAGTTGATTCGGGAAAAATGGGGTGAAGGCGTTCAGGTCCCACGTGTAAAGTGGCGGCCTGTCTGGGAGCCTACGCTTGACGTGAAAGCGAAATACGTTGCAGACCTCGTTGAAAAGCGTATAATCCTTCCATCTGAAGCTCGGCCTCAGCTGGGTTATCCGGAGCAACCGACGGATGAAGCGTTGGAAGCTGCTAACATGCTTCCTCCACAACCGCAAAAAGCTCCAGTCGACAGCGCAGTTCAAAAAACTGTGAAGCACGCGCTTGAGTCGCAAGTGCCACAAGAACAAGGGGAGTAAAAAATTGAAGATTCGGATCCGCATGCCCTGTCACAGTTTATGTGGCCATTCAAACCGCATGCATAGACCCCATTTTAGTTGCCTGTTCTGTCGAGTCAGGCGCTTTTTCTATGGAAAAATGGACAGGAGCAAATACCATTACAACAGATACTTGGGCGTTGTGGCTTCACCGAAGATGCAGACTTACGTCATGTTCATTGATCCAGACAGGCACCTCGCAAAGCTCAAAGAGATCATTTTGAAAAGGCTGCTGGCGATCTGCGAATGGTTGGCGAATTGATGGAGCGAAAGTATCATGAAGAAGGCTGCACATACGGTTACTTGAATCTTGTGACTCAGTGGGCGGGCGGTTCTTATCTTGTAATCGTTGCCTACGAATGTCCAAAATGCAAGAAGAGAACTCCAGCTTCTGAAATAGAGTTGAAAAGCTGATGCCTGGGCTTGAGGAAGCTAAAACGGTCTGGCGATATAGAATCGCTGACCCAAGCAAGTTTGAGAAGTTTCGTGTTAAGGAGCTTGGGAAAGGAGTTAAGATCACGCTTGGAAAAGTGAAGAGTTCGGATCGTTGGGAGATTCAGAATTACATGTTTGAGAAGGAGACTTTTAAGACTCGTGAGCAGGTTCGCAAGTGGTTGGATCAGCATTTGAAGGGCGAGATTCAGACACTTCTCGACTTTAAAGCATGGAACGAATATCGAAAGAGGCTGTTGCAAGCTTACTTGCAAATTTCACGGGTATCAGGTGAATAAGAAATGAGTTTCTATGCTCAAGGCGGATATACGCAAGAAGAACGAGATAAACTGGAAAAGACAATTGAAGCAAGAGAAAAGAAGTACGGCTACAAGAGAGGCTCCAATGCAAGCTTGACTAAGCCAAAAGAGTACACAAACATCTCAGAAGGAGATTTTGCAGATCCCGTTGGTTACAACTACCCGATAGACAAGGCCCATATCAGAGGCGCAATAACTTACTGGCAGCACATGGACCATCGCAAAGCCTATTCGGACCCCAAAGCACGAGCATTCATAACCGAACGCATTGTAAGAGCTGCTCTGAAATATGGAATAGAGATCACATACAACCCGAAAGACCCTGATTATAAGAACCTGCCTGAAACTCTGAAGAAACAGATGAAAGGCTACGGCCAGAAAAGCATGCTTGAAGACTATGAAACGTTCCGT